TCCTGCTGCCCCGGGCATGTCCTACGTGCCGCCGCACGTGCAGGCTGCTTACCTTGAGTCGGTCGGTGGGGCCGAGCACTACCGCAACACCTACGACAAGCTGAACATGCGCAAGTCCGTGCGCACCCAGGAGGAAGAATCGATATGGCAAAGCGCGCAAGAGCAGGTGCTGAAGTCGATCCCGTCGACGATGAGCGCGGACAAGATCCCGAGTCTGGTCCTGACGATGTTCGAGACGATGCTGACGCAGAGCCTGACTTCGACGACGTCGAGTCTGAGCTCGACGCCATCACAGGAGAGTCTGACGAAGGCGACGGAGCCGACGCTGGAGACGACGCTGCAGCAGACGGAGACGTCGATGCAGAAGTCGGTGTCGACGGCGCAGGTGACCCGGCAGCCGAGATGGCTGACCCAGCAGCCATGGCCCCTCAGTACACCGCAGAAGACGCAGGCTACGGAGAGTACAAGCCCGACCCAGCAGAGCGGCAGCCTGGCGCACCTCCTTACGAGTTCGAGCACTACGCCACCATCGGCACTGATGGGCTCACCGACCGAGGCGTCGACCTCTACCTCGCAGCCACCAACTACAACTGGCCAAAGCCTGGCAAGCCCATCATCATGCCAGACGGCGACCTCTATTCAGAAGTCGGGGACAGCTACCCCATGCTCCCCGTCTTCACCGAGCGTACGAACTATTGAGCGACCCCGTGAGGTCAGCGACCTCATGGCCAAGCTCGTGCTGATGAAGGCGCAGGGCACGCACGTCTCGGCGTCTGCCCTCGCGCACTTCCTCGAGCTCTACGAGCAGACCAACACGGAGGCAGGTGTCCTCCGCTTCATGACCGGTGTGGCTGAGTACGTCGGCATGGTCAGCGAGGCGCTGACCAAAGCCGGCAGCATCAAGGGCACGCGCGGTGACCCAGTCGGCCACATCGCTGTCCACGCTGACGGCTCGCGCTGGCGCAAGGTTGGTGCCGGCAAGTGGGAGCGCGTCGGCGGCAAGCCCGCAGGCAAGAAGGACGACAAGGGCAAGGGAAGCCCCGAGTCTGTGCGCGTGCAAGCGCTGCGCTCACGCCTCAAGAAGCTGCGTGACTCGTGGAAGGCAGCCGCTAGCACGCAGCAGCGCGCCTCCGTCATCAAGCAGTTGACCGAGGTCAAGTCCGCCATCCGCGCACTGACATCGGGCAAGCGCGTCAAGAAGAGCCTCGCCGTCGACACCGAGCAGGCGCACATCGACGTGCTGTACGTCAAGGCGCGCCACATGCTGGCCCTGTACAAGTCCGAGTACAGCGCCGAGCTGGTTGCCAAGGGCGACGGATTCGTGCCCCCTGCGGGCGTGCGCTCTGCCGCACGCCGTGGTCTGGAGTTGCGCCGCAAGTACCACCGTGGCGGACTCGACACCAAGCAGGCCAAGAAGGCCGGTGTCGGCTCCGGCGTGCAGCGCGCGTCTGACCTCTCGCATGGCGAGGCGCTGTCTATTGAGACAGTGAAGCGCATGAAGAACTTCTTCTCGCGCCACGCGCAGTACGCCGAGCACCGGCAGGACACGACCTCTGCTGCCTACATCAGCTGGCTCCTCTGGGGCGGCAACGCTGGTCGCAGTTGGGCGAACAAGGTAGTGCGGCAGTACGAAGCCAAGAAGGGCATCAAGAAGTCGCTCGCCCCCGAGATTATCGAGAAGGGTGTCTGCGACCCGCGCCCAGCCACCGCGCTCATGGATGACTACGTCCGTGAGACCTGCGCGATTGACTACCGCAGCACGCTTGGTGCACAGGACTACATCCTGCGAATGCTGCGCGACGGTGGTCGTACCGCAGTTGAGCTGCAAACGTTCCTGCTGCAGAAGGGTGCGCCCGCAGCCGTCAAGCACATCGAGCACGTCATGAAGGAGGTGCGCGATGGTCGCGCGTAAGAACAAGACCAAGGCCCCCATTCCTCGCAGCGTCGCCGTGGTCTCGCCCGAGGGCGCGAACGTCGACCCGCTCAACGCGTCGCTCGCCGCACTCACCTCTACGCAGTCCACCGGACTGCACATGGGCGTCACGCCGCTCACCTACCACACGCTGTTCGCGATGGCGCGCACCCCCGTGGTGGCGTCCATCATCAGCACGCGCATGAATCAGGTGTCGGACTTCGCCAACCGCCTGCGCAGCCAGATGATGAACGGCTGGTCCATTCAGCTCAGGCAGCCGAACGCGATTCCCTCGCGCGTCGACCGCTACCGCATGGACCACATCGCGTCCATCATCGACACCGCCGGCGGGCAGTGGCAGGACGGAGGCTTCGAGCAGATTCTGCGCTCGATGACCTACTACACGCTGACTGTCGACCAGGCGCACATCCAGCCTATCAAGACCAAGCTCGGCAAGCCCTGCGCGTTCCGCCTGCTGGACCCGACCACCATTCGGCGCAACATCACCCTCGACGAGTACGTCAAGGACGGCAAGCTCGACTACGCCAAGACGGGCACCTGCCAGTACATCAACAACCGGAAGGTCGCCGAGTTCGCCCCCGGTGAAATCTCGTGGTCGGTCCGCAACTCGCTGCCAGGCATCACGACGTTTGGCTACGGCTACCCAGAGCTTGCCATGCTCGTCACCACGGTGACGGCACTGCTCAATGCGCAGACGCACAACAGCCAGATCTACACGACCGGATACCACGGCAACAACATGGTCACCATCAAGTCGCTGATGGGACCCGAGCGGTTCAAGGCTTTCGAGAACAGCATTCAAGCTATGCTCGTCGGCGTCCGCCGCAACAAGTCCGTGCCTGTCGTGCAGTTGAACCCCAACCTCAACGAGTCGATTGAGGTCCATCCGTTCGGCAAGCCGCCTGGCGACATGGAGTTCGCCAACTGGATCAACTGGTTGGTCAAGCTGATGTGCGCCCTCTACGCCATGGACCCGGTCGAGCTTGGCTTCACGTTCGGCGATGAGAACGCGCGCGTGCGCAACAAGTCCGACATCTCGCCGCAGGACAAGATTGTCGCCTCCAAGGAGCGTGGCCTCCGCCCGCTGCTCCGCTGGATTTCGCGGCAAATCAACGAAGCCATCATCTGGCCCTACTGGCCAGACTACCAGTTCGAGTTCTACGGCTTCGACTCCATCAGCGAATCGCAGCGCCAGAAGAACCTCATCGACGCTGTGCAGAACTACATGTCCGTGAATGAAGTGCGGTCCATGTACAACCTGCCGCCGTGGAAGGACCCAGTCTCCAACCGTCCGCTGAATGCTTCTTACCAAATGTATCAGCAGAAGCTTGTCGAGCAGGGTGTGTCGCTCAACCCGGACATCGTGCAGGACGACGTCGCCGCCTTTGTCGGTGGCCGCCGAATGACCTACCGTGTTGAGCCTGCTTGATTAGTAACGCATGGGCGTTTGACGTTCGGCGACATGAGCGCGACCGCCCATTTGAACATCGTGACGCGGCAACTTATTGATGCCAGTCGTGAACTCATTGCCAAGGGCGCCAATGGCGTCCCGGGCTTTGATGTCTCGCTGTTCAATGATGCCGACCGTATCAGCCTGTGGGCACCCTTCGAGGTGCTGGCCAAGGGTGCCAATGATGACCCCAAGATTGGGTACATCTCAGGCATTGCCACCACGGAAGCCCCGGATGCCGATGGCGACATCGTACTGACGGATGGAATCGACTGGAGCTACTTCGTTGGCGACAAGGACAACGAAGGAAAAGGTTTCCTTATCGATGAACATCCTGTTGGCAATCACAACGTCGTAGGCTATCCCATCTCTGTGAGCACTGTTCAGGTCCCGAACGGCGAAGAGATGGTGAAGGGCGCCAAGGTCAAGGGCGCGCTCTACCTTGAGGACCGCCGGGGTGCGGAGCTCTACCAGAAGGCGTGCACGATGAAGCGCGCTGGTGGGGACCGCCGACTGGGCTTCAGCATTGAAGGCTCGGTGAAACCCGGCGGTCGTCGTGGCAAGGTGGTCGAGAAGTCGCAGGTCAAGTGGCTTGCCATCACCGCCGCCCCCAAGAACGAACTCTCGTGGTGGGAGCCAGTGGCCAAGTCGCTGCTCAACGCCGCTGGTCACAAGCTGCACAAGTCCGATGTGTCGACTAGGCACGTCGTCGATGTTGCCTCGGTGGTCCTCGAGAACCTGACCGGCAACATCGCTCCCGACCAGATGGCGGAAGCACTGGTCATCCGTCTCCTGAAGTCTCACCAGGACATGTCTTGGCGTGACGCTGTGAGCGTTCTTCAGCACGTCCTGAGAACGGTCTCCTCGCCCACCGCACCTCAGTCCGTGCGTGGTTGAAGCAAGGTAGTTCAACTGTGCTCGACTGAGCACCTTCACGAAGGCAGTCTTATGATGAAAGCAAGTGAGCTTCAGAAGCTGTTGGGTGACGTTGACGGTGCGGGCGACATCATCGCTCGCCGCATCGCTGATGGTACCCTTGAGAATGACCTGGGCACCCAGCCCATCTTCAAGTCGGACGTCGTTGCGGCGCTCTACTCGGACCTGTCGGCCGCCATCGAGCGTCTCGGCAAGATGCCCGAGGCTTCGCCCGCGCGCACGAACGACCGCGCCCAGCGCCTCGCCAAGTCGGCGGCCGCTGAGAACGCGCCGGAGGTTGTGGGTGCTGTGACCGACCTCGCGTCGGCCATTGACAACGTTGAGAAGGCTACCGTCGAGAACGCTGCGGCGCTCGCGAAGGGTATCGTCAAGCTCGCCGAGGCCGCCACCACCTCGCTGAAGGGTCTTGTCGAGATGGCCGCCCGCTTCGGCGCCCTTGAGGACAAGGTCACCGAGCTCCACAAGGGCTTCTCCACCACGGCCGTCGCCCCCGCCGGCGTCGCCGCCGTCGTCGCCCCCACCCCGCTCGACGCTGCTCCGGCCGCGAACCTTGCCAAGGGTGAGTCGTTCGACATGGAGAAGTACGAGGCCGACTTCGAGCGCGCCAACGCCCTCATCAAGGGCGCCATGCAGAAGCTCTCCCCGTCTGAGCAGACTGGTGCGCAGGGCGCTCGCCTCGCGGCTGCCTCGACGGCTCTCACCTTTGGCCACAAAACCCCTGCCGACATTCTCGTCGAGCTCGGACTTCAGTGAGGTAAGTCATGAGTATGAGTCCCGACCAGCTTCTCCTTGCCCTTGACCGCCTCCAGTCCCTCGCGGCTCGCGGTGGTGACGTGCAGATCGCTGAGCTTCGCCAGCTCCAGCACGCCCTCAACCAGAACATGCTCAAGTCGCATGCCGAGCTCCGTAAGGCTGGCGTCGGCTACCCGCTTCAGGGTATGCCGTTCGACAGCTCGACGGTCCCGGGCGGCTCGTACGCTCCGCTGGTTCCCCAGAGCATCCAGCCCATCATCGACAACGCGACCTTCACCGAGGACACCCTGGTGTTCTGGAAGATGCTCGCGAAGCAGTCGGTGACCACGCCGGTGCTTGAGTGGGTCCGCCGGAAGAGCTACGGTGGTACCGCGACCTCGCCGTTTATCGCGGAAGGTGGCGTGCCGGCGATTACGCAGTCCGAGTTCGACCGTAACGTCGTCCGCATGAAGTACATGGCGGTCTTCCGCCAGGTCACGGACGTCCTCGCCAACACGCAGCTCCTCGGCAACGTGGGTCAGGCCCGCGCGCTTGAGGCCGCTGACGGCGCGGTCGAGCTCCTGTTCCGCCAGGAGAAGTTCCTCTTCCACGCTGACTCGAGCGTCAACCCGCTTGAGTACGACGGTCTCGTCGCCTCCATCGAGAAGGGTGCTCCCCAGAACGTCTTCGACGCTCAGGGCGCCACCATCTCGGGCCAGGAGCTCCAGGAGATCATCGGTCAGCTCGTGTCGGCGCCGAACTACGCGTCGCCCACGCACGTGCTGATGAGCCCGCGCCACTACGCGTGGTACCAGAACAGCCTGCTGCCCTTCAAGCGTGGTGACCTGGCCGTCAATGGCCCGCTCACGTTCAACACGCAGGGCATCTCGGTGGGTTGGTCGCGCGGCTCGGTCCCGCTGACCGAGGTCGTCCACATGGCGTGGGACGAGCACCCCATCATCCGTACGCAGGGCGACGGTCCTCCGGCGTCCATCGGCGTTGCGGTTGCTGAGGTCGGTTCGGCCTCGGGCAGCAAGTGGCGTGCACAGGACACCGCTGGCCTCGACTTCTACTACACGCTTGAGGCGGTCGGTGACCAGGGTGTGACCCGTCTTCCGATCTCGGGTGCCATCACGACGCTGCCGGCCGGTGGCGCTGTGGACATCACCCTGAACGACGACTCGGCGCCTGCCAACGGCACGGGCTCGGTTCGCTACTACAACATCTTCCGCGCTGCTGTTGCGGCCGGTGATGCTGCTCCGACCGACCCGCGCAAGTTCTACTTCGTCGGCCGCAAGGCGCGCAACCTCGATGGCGACACGGTTCTCCGTGACCTCAACGAGCAGCGCCCCAACTCGGCTCCGATGATCATCATCCAGAACCGCCCGGACGTGCTTGAGTGGCGCGAGTTCCTCTCGACCACCATGCGTCCCATCACCCTCTCGCGTACGACGCTTGAGCAGTTCCTGCTCATGATGTTCGGCGCCCTGAAGGTGTCGGTCCCGACCAAGATGTTCCTCATCAAGAACGTCGGGTACGGTTGATTCTGGTAGAGCCCTGCATCTTCCAGTAGGGTAAGGGGCGGCCGTTCGCGGTCGCCCCTTTTCTTTTCAAGAGGTTCACCATGAAAGTCCGACACAAGAAACTGCGCCGTGGTTCCATCGCCTTCTCCTGTGGTGTGTTCAACATCGGTCCAGATGGGCTGCTCTCTCCAGAGCCGACCGAGGCGCAGTGGAAGCTGTTCGGCTCCGC